AGTTAAGAAGTCGTTCCTGTGGGGCGCATTTACATTTGAACGTTATGAATAATATTAAATTGTTCTTGGTTCGTAATTACGGATCACTAGAGAAGGCCGCGTACCAATTGGACGTGACCGGAGCAACGGTGCGAAGCTGGTGCGACACGCGCCCTCGGAATCTGCTAAAACACATTCCCGAGATAAGCGAGCAAACAGGAGCCACCTATGCGGAAATCGTTCTCGAAGTAATGGATTGTGAGAAAGGGGGGGCGCTTTAGCCCCCTTTTTTTTATCATTGACGCATGGAACGAGAATTCAAAGGGGTATGGATCCCAAAGGAAGTTTGGTTGAACAAGGACTTGAGCCTAACGGAGAAAGCCTTGCTTGCCGAAATCGACTCCTTTTCGGGTGAAGGGAAAGCCTTCTACAAGTCGAACGAAACCATTCAGGAAGAATACAAAGTTTCCCGGCCTACGATCTCCAAAGCCTTTAAGAAATTGGAGGGATTGGGGTTTATTAAAATCGAGTTCGACGGACGCAGGAGGAAAGTAACTTATCAGGCAGACCGTAAAATATTTACGGGCAGAAGGAAAGAAATTTACGGGCAGACCGTAAATAATTTACCGGCAGACCGTAAAAATAGTACCTCTATAAATACAACTAAAGAACAAGTTAAAGAACAAGTTAAAGAAGAGGCGATCGTCCTCCCTTGGACTTCCGAAACCTTTTCCCATATTTGGGAGGAATGGAAAGAAGACCGCAGAGAACGAAAAATAAAGAAGTACACGCGGCGCGGAGAATTGGCCGCGCTCCATAAACTACACAACGAAACGAACGGAGATGAACAACAAGCAATCGAAGCAATCCAACTCGCTATCGCGAACCAGTGGCAAGGAATCTTCCCTCGACCAAAGAAGGCAAGTCCAAAAGGCCCGAGCCGAGATGAGTTTAACAACTATCTCAAAAACGGGATTATTTAAATACACGCCCCAGGAGTGTTGGGAGCAAGGCACCAACATTAAAACCGCGCTCCGGGTTATGCCGGAAGAAACCCGAGCGGCTGTGGTCTCTATGATTAAAACCACGGTCGACTCCATAGACGCAAAGAAGACGCTCTCGAGCTTCGAAGACATCGCCCTATGCGCGGAGATGATATTCGAAATATTTCCCGTTTTGAAATTGGAGGAATTGAAGTTAATTTGTCAGCGCATGATAACGGGGCACTACGGCAAATATTACGAGCGGTTGAAGATCGCGGAATTTCGAGAGTGCATCACCAAGCACGAAGAGGAACGCGCCCCGATCCTCGAGCGACAACATGAAGTAATTTACCGAGGCACGGACAACCCTAGCAACGTCCCCGAATACGATGCAGAAGCGGCAAAGCTCGCTTGGAGAATGAAGAACAACCCCTTTTTAATACCGGGAAAACATGGGAATAGCGAAGACGAAAGCGAAACTTGATTCCATTTTCTCGCAGTTCATCCGCTTGCGTGGATCTAACGATGAAGGGTGGGGGGAGTGCTTCACCTGTGGACGCTTAAGATTTTGGAAGGAGGTTGATTGCGGGCACTTCATTACCCGAGCAAAACTTTCAACCCGATGGCTCGAGTCCAATTGTCAATTTCAGTGCAAAAAATGTAACATGACAGGCGGTCAACAGTACGTTTTTTCAAAGCGGCTGGATGAGGTTTACGGCGAAGGAACGGCGGAAGCTATACTCATCGAGAGCAACAAAACGAAGAAGTGGACGGTAGAAGAACTCGAGGAGAAATGCCGATACTACAGGAGAAAAGTAAATGAAATCAAGGCACAAAGAGGATTGGAATAGGTTCCTAACACGGAATTATTCAAAACTCCTCCGCGTTGCCGAACGATGGACGGAGGATCCGGGCGACCTTGTTCACCACGTCTATCTCCGGTGCATTGATAAGCGATACATGGAGAACCCTTTCGGGTACTTTGTGAAGGCTATGTACTTCGAAGCGACACGCGGAAAATTTAAGGAACTGTATAAAACAAACGATAATGAACCAACAGAACAAGCAAGCGAAACCGACTGGAGCAAAGCCATCCAACGAGAGCGAATGCAACTGCTCCTCGACCGTCTATCCTGGTTCGACCGAACCGTCTTCTCCCTGTACTTGCAGGGGTGGAATATGGCTGAAATATCTCGACGGTCTGGCATTGGAGAGTCAACCCTTTATCGCTCACTACACGTCACAAGAAAAACCCTGAAAGATGTTCTTCGTAACCGGACAGAAAAGGAGTGACCGCCTCGCCATTTGTCAAGGCTGCGAACACTTCGTACAAGCAACGAAGAGTTGCGGCCCCCTCGTAACCGAAGCCTTCACCGATTCCAAACTCTGCGGCTGCCATATGCCCACGAAGACGCGGCTCAAGGTAGCCTCCTGCCCTCTGGATAAATGGGAGGCAGAGATAAACGCGGAACTCCTGGACAACATCCGCGAACTCATCGACAACCCACGCAGCGCCACAAACGGCGACCTCGCCGAACTGTACAGCAAAGCCACCGGAACGAATACGAAAGCCTCGCAATGCTCCTCGTGTAACCGGAGGATGTTAAACGAACTCAAACAACTATTGAAAGATGCCACTCCCAAAACCTGAAAAAAGCGAAAACCGCTACCAATTCATGCACCGATGCGTGAACTCCGTAATAGCGAAGCGTGACTTCCCCGATGCAGACCAACGTGTTGCGGTCTGTTCTGCGATTTGGAAAGAAGAAACGCAGGAATGAGCTACACCAAAGAAGAACGCGCGGAAATCGCGCACAACATCCGGCAGTTCATGAAGCAACCGAAAAAAGAGAAGTTCGAGGAGAAGCAATACTTTGACACGATCGGACAAACGGCAGGACTTAGGATGCTGCACCGAAGGGAATACAATATGACTCACTACGACCGCGAATGGCTCGAAACCATTGCACGAGATGTTGAAGGCCGTATATTGCACCCATGAGAAACGCACGTAAAGCCCTACTCCACGCGAAGAACTTCCTCTTAATTACGGAGAACGCCGAAGTAGTGCGCCTCCACGTAGGGCAAGACCCCGCAACCCTCCTCTTAACTTTAGCCGTACATAATGCTGAATTCCTCCACACCCTCGAAGCCGTCATCGTTCAAGCTCACGAAGCTCTCGGAGATCCGGGAGAACCCGAACAACCCTCGGACAATTAAGGAAGACAAATTCGAGAAACTCGTTCGAAGCATCCAGACGTTCCCCGAGATGCTCGAAGCGCGTCCCATTGTAGTCAACCCCGATATGATCGTCCTCGGGGGTAATATGCGCCTCAAGGCGTGCAAGGCCGCAGGACTTACCGAAGCACCCGTGTACGTCGCCTCGTGGGAAGAAGCCAAAGCGAAGGAGTTTATTGTAAAAGATAACGTCGGCTTTGGTGAATGGGATTGGGATATTCTCGCTAACGAATGGGACGCAACCGAACTCGAAGAATGGGGGCTCGATGTTTGGACTCCGGAAGAAGAACCGACCGAAGGCCTCACGGATCCCGACGAAGTACCCGAAGCACCGGAGGAGCCCACAACCAAACCGGGCGACCTTTGGATATTGGGAGACCACCGTCTTTTGTGTGGGGACTCTACGAAGGCGGAGGACGTGGAACGCCTTATGGACGGAGAGCAGGCGGATTCACTTGTTACAGACCCCCCTTACGGCATGGCTTTTCAGAGCAACCATAGAAAAGATAAGCATCGCGCTATTGAAAATGATGGGGACGATAAATGCCTTTACCTCGCGTGTTCATGGCCAGTAAACTTTGCTCGATACGTTTGGTGTAGATGGGATAATTTAGGAAGTATACCGCACCCAAAAAGCGTAATAACATGGGTAAAAAATAACTGGTCTATGGGCGACTTGGAGCACGAACACGCAAGACAAACCGAGGTATGCGCTTTTTATGCAGGCAAAAATCATAAATGGCCGAACAAAAGACCCACGGACGTGGTGCAACACGACCGCACTGGAAACAAACTACACCCTACACAGAAACCCGTGGAGCTTTTGGAAGAGGTAATTCAATGGACGGAGGGGATAGTAGTCGACCCCTTCCTCGGTTCAGGCTCTACCCTTATCGCGGCAGAGAAAACAAACCGAAAATGCTACGGGATGGAATTAGACCCTAAATATTGCGATGTTATCGTAAAACGATGGGAGGACTTCACAGGTAAAAAAGCGGAGTTATGGAAGCCTTAAAAGCCCACAAATCCAACACCAAAAAAGAGGCGATGCTCGAAGCCCTCGAGAAGTCGTTAGGTATCGTATCCACCGCCGCGAAGATGGTAGGTATCGACCGCTCCACGCATTACGCATGGTTGAAGGCAGACGAAGAATATAAGAGCGCGGTAAACTCCATTCAGGACGGCGTTCTCGACTTCGCAGAAAGCCACCTCTACAAGCTCGTGAAGGAAGGCAACCCCGCCGCGACTATCTTCTTTCTAAAGACCAAAGGCAAGAAGCGCGGATATATAGAACGGCAAGAGATAGAGGTACAAGAGAAGAAGCCCCTCTCGTGGTTGGATGAAAAATAATTTTTATATTTGGGGAAACAAACAACGATGAAACTACACGCATACAGCATCCCCGGTTTATTAGGACTCCTCCGCAAGAGTCAAGGCGAAGAAAAGAAGACGGTTGAATTAGAGGTTCAACGCCGGGAGAAGAAACACGGAAGAAAGTATCCGAGGCCGTATTAATGAAAGCTAAGAAACCAAGTCAACCCGACGATTGGAGAACGCCCCGCGATTTCTACGAGAATCTAAACGCGGAGTTTAACTTCGACTTCGATCCGTGTCCGTTTCAACACGATATGACTTGGGACGGGTTGCAGGTGGAATGGGGAAAGAGCAACTTTGTAAATCCGCCGTATTCCCGCCCGCATTTGAAGAACTTTGTGTTGAAGGGAATCGAAGAAGCGAATAAGGGAAAGGTGTGCGTTTTCTTAATTCCCGCCTCTACAGATACGAAACTATTTCACGACTATATCCTACCCTACTCCTCGGATATTCGTTTCGTTCGTGGTCGCCTTTATTTCGAAGGTTACAATAACAGAGGCGAATTTTGCAACGATCGCGCGATGAAAGGAAGCATGGTTGTTGTTTTTGGATCTTGGCCGGAACCCGTCGAGTGAAACTTCCGGCAACATATTACCACGTAAGGAACTCAAAGAAGCGCATCCAGGTACACCAAGGCGGAACGCGATCCGGCAAGACGTACTCGATACTTCAAAGCCTCATCGAACTCTGCCACAAGAACTCCGGCCTCGTAGTTACCATTTGCCGGAAGACATTCCCAGCCCTTCGTGCGACAGCCATGCGGGACTTTTTCGAGATACTGGAAAACGAGGACGCGTATAACATAGAGCTTCACAACAAATCAGAAGCCACCTACCAGCTATGGGGAAACCTCGTGGAGTTTATTTCGGTGGATCAACCGCAGAAGGTGCGAGGCCGAAAGCGTGACGTTCTCTTCATCAACGAAGCCAACGAAATCACCCTTGAAGATTGGCGGCAACTTATCCTAAGAACCACGGGGAGAATCATTGTCGATTTCAACCCCTCCGACGAATTTCACTGGCTTTACGAATTACCCGAACGCGATGACTGCGACTTCTTCAAAACGACGTATAAAGACAACCCGTTCCTACCGCAAAGTGTACTCCTGGAAATTGAACGCTTCAAAGAAGCAGACGAAAACTTCTGGAGGGTGTACGGACTCGGAGAGCGAGGAACAAGCCGAGCAACCATCTTCACCCATTGGAAAGAAATAGACCAAATACCAAATGAATACAAACTCCTCAACATTGGGCTCGACTTCGGATACACGAACGACCCCACCGCGATCGTCAGAGTGTACACCGACGGCCACGGATTCGCAGTCGACGAACTCTGCTACGCAACGCGCCTCACTAATAGCAATATCGCACAAATGCTCCGAGATAATAACGTCAATCGATCGGATGTTGTCGTGTGTGACTCCGCTGAGCCAAAGAGCATCGACGAGATACACGGCCACGGATTCAATACTCACGGAGCAAGAAAGGGACGCGATTCAGTCCGAAGCGGAATCCAGTTCCTCCATTCGCGCCCGCTACTT